TTTTGTCCAATTCTGTGCGCTCTATCTTCTGATTGTAATCTTTTTTCTAGATCATATCCGTTAGAATAGTAAATTACGGTGTTTGCAGCCGTCAAAGTAATGCCATAGCCGCCCGTAGAAGGCGTTCCAACAAGAAACCGACACCTAGGGTCGTCCTGAAAACGTTTAATATTAGGTTGTCTTTTTTCTTGTGAAGTTAATCCATAATAATCAACAATAGATTCTTTTCCATATTTTTTACTAACGGCCTCTATTATATTCGTAATGTCATATTGATAGTGAGCCCATATAATAGCTTTGCCTTCTGTTTCTTCTAAAACATCCATAAGTTCTGTAATTCTATTGTTAGCTATAGATTTAGTAGTTCCATCATCTGCCGTAAAATGACCACAAGTTATTTGTTGTAGTCGCATTAACTGTGTCAAAGTATTAACTGTAGTAGATTTTTTACCCTCAAGAATAGCAATCGCTTCTTTTTTCATTTGTTCATAAAGTTTTTTTTGATCAGGCGACAAAGTAATGTGTCTTTTAATAAAAATTTTATCAGGTAAATCTAAACAATCCTCCTTTAACACACGATAGGAAAAAGGTTTTAATTTGTCAGATAATTCTGGTAGATTTTTAAAACCATTTACTACCTGTATTTGTCTACCATGCATATGTAGTGTTTTCATTTCTGCATATCTATTTCTAAAAGCATAGTAAGAAGTAAAGTCTAACAACCAAGGACTTAAAAACTCACACTGACTATATAAGTCCAAAGGATTTTTTGTGACAGGTGAGCCTGTCATTATTCTTCTGTATTTAGCTTGTTTAGATAAATTTAAAATATTTTTAGTTCTTTTAGCCGTAGGTGTTTTAATAGTTGTAGATTCGTCAATAGCCATTAAAGTTTCATGACAGTTCATAAATTTAGTTGCAAAAGCTTTGCCTTTCTCTGTGCTAAAAGCTTCTACGTTCATTACTAAAATATGTAGTGATTCTTCAACCTCAAATAAACTTTCTAATTTTTCTCTTTGTTTTTTTGTAATATTTGATTGCCATAAAATAGTAACATTTTCAATGTGACTAGGGAGATGAGAAGGTAACTCGTTGTTATACCAAGTGCCTACAACACCTTTAGGTGCAACTATTAAAGCACCATTAATTTTACCTTTGTCGTATAACATAGACATATTATCTATTAATACTTTAGTTTTACCTGTACCCATTTCCATAAAATACGCATACGTTTCATGATTCCATGACTTTTCTAAAGCAGTCATTTGATGCTTGTATGGTTGTGTCTTAAATCTGTAATTCATCTTCTTTCTAGTTGACAACATAACAATTCACACTTATATTGTCAAGTCATGAAAGAGAATAAAGTATACGTAATACAACATATTGCTGGTACTGCTGAGGGTAGACCTAAAATAAATATTATGGGTGCCAAAGAGTATGGTGACTTTGAGTTTTTATTACCTGAATTATCACAGATAATATTTTCTCCTGGTCCATTAATTTTTAAATTAAGAAAAGCTTTAAAAAATTTTACATCAGAAGATTATTTATTATTAACTGGTGATCCTGCAATTATTGGTGTAGCATGTTCTATAGTCTCTGACATGACTAATGGTAAATACAAATTATTAAAATGGGATAAACAAGAAAGAAAGTATTATCCAATCGAAATTAATCTATACGAGAAAGGAGAAATAAATGTCGATTAAACAACAAATAAATTTTGAAGAAGACCAACAAGATCTTGTAGATAAAACTGCAAGTATACAATCTCTGGCAGATCAAATACAAATGTTAGAGGGTTTAAACAATAGAATAGAACTGAGTGAAAATAATCTTAAAGATTTAAAAAAAGAACATGACCGTTTATCTGGTGAGGTAATACCAACTATGATGGCAGAGATGGGACTATCACATCTT